CCAATTTGGCCGGGAAGTTCTTCGTTTACTACTGGATCAACACCATTCGGCTTTTTTGATGGCGATTCAGTTTTCCAGAATCATGCCGATCGATTTGCAAAAGCAGCAGCACAACATTTAGGATATCCCATCATGGATGTTGAAATGCAGGCAGTTAATTTTTACACAGCATTTGAATCGGCAGTAATTGAATATTCAAATCAAGTAAATCAAGTTAATATTGTTAACAATTTAATGAATACATTGGGTGTTCAAACAGCATCTGCATTCTTAAGTGGTTCTAGTTTGACTGGTGCGCTGATTGGTAACTCATTTGGCTATATTACAAAACTTTCGAAAGCATATGGATCTGAAGCAGATTCAGGTGGTAATTTGAAATGGCATCAAATTGCAATAGATATGATACCAGGTCAACAAACATATAGTTTACGCGCCGCTGTATCTGCATCATTGGGAATCAATGTAATAACATCTTCAATTGAAGTGAAACGTGTACTTCATAATCCACCACCTGCAATTGTTAGATACTTTGATCCATTTGTAGGAACAGGTTTAGGCTCACAACAGTTACTTGATGCATTTAACTTTGGAGGGTTTTCTCCATCAGTATCATTCATGATGATGCCAGTTAATGCTGACTTGTTCCGTTTGCAATCAATTGAATTCAATGATCAAATACGTAAATCACATTATTCATTTGAAATACATGGAGATGATATCAAGATATGGCCAGTTCCAACATCAGGACAAGGTGCATCGGTTGCATCACCATATTTTACCAAAGTATGGATTGATTTTGTATTTGATGATGAAAAAAATAATGAAGCACTTTTATTCGGTAATACAGCACTTTTAAACAATGTTATATCGGACGCATCAAATATACCATATACATATCAAACCTACGGGAATATTAATGATATGGGGCGTGCGTGGATTATTAAATATGGTATTGCTTTAACAAAAGAAATGTTAGGATATATTCGCAATAAATATTCAAGTGTACCTATTCCGAACGGAGAAGTAACATTAAATGGTTCAGAATTAGTATCACAAGGACAATCTGAAAAAACAGAATTAATAGCACAATTGCGAGAATTTTTAGAAAAATTAACAAAAGAACAAATGATGACACGGCAAAATGCAGAAGCAACGCAGATGCATGAAATGCTAGGAAAAGTTCCATTAAAGATATACGTTGGTTAGGAGAGAACAATATGGCACTTTTTGGTGGAATGCGAGATGCAAGATTTTTAGCAGCAATAAATGCTGAATTAATCAATGCAATTATAGATACAGAAATTGAATTTTTCAAATTAGTTGTCGGAAAAAGTGCATCAAATATATATGGCGAATCACAATCAAAATCATATTATGATTCCATATTAATTCCGTGTCTTATTACTAAAGAAACTAAAAATGCTGTAATGGATGATTATGGGCATACCTATAATCGTACGGCACAATTTGCTATATCTAGAGATATATTGGAACGAGCAGATTTTTATCCAGAAGTCGGCGATATTATCTTTTGGGATAATGAATATTATGAATTGGATAATGTTGATGCAAATCAATATTTTGCTGGTAAAAATCCTGAAACATGGCCAAACGGAGATCAATTCGGATATAGTGTGTCAGTAATATGTGATACACACGCAACACGTCAGACACCAGCACAAATTAAAAATTTAAGACGCGGAGGAAATAATAACTCTCCTGCATATAAAGGACATTAATGCCTAGATTTAATAGAGAGAATATAGATCGCAAAACAAATAAACCTAATCCGGTTCGTACGGAAGGGTTGACTCCTGATCTCATATTGAATCGTGCGGAACAAACGCGTCGAGATGATGATGTAATTCGCACAGCTAAACGCAGTGTGTATGATATTGATTATGCAATTAAGTGGTACATTGAAAATGAAATCCAACCACAAATAACAGCAGACGAACAATTATTATCCGTTCCCGTAATTTTTGCAAATGGCGAAAAATGGGACAACGTACGCCGTTTAGGATATATGCGTGATGAAAAAGGAATGCTGCAATCACCAATGATCATGTTGAAACGCAATTCAGTTACTGAAGATACCAATCATAAAGGTATTGATGTTAATCGTGCAGTTTCTGGAAATTCATTTGTATATAAAGCAAAATACAATGAACGTAATCGCTACGAAGATGAATTGTTCCCGATACCAAAAAATCAACCTCAATTATCAGATAAAATTTATGTAGTTGATATTCCTCGCTACGTTACAATGGAATATGATTTAATGATTTGGTGTGATTTTACTCCGCAATTAAATGATCTAATTGATCAAATCATAACATATAATCGTTTTGCTTGGGGAAATGAAGGCAATAAATTTTTAACAATAATGGGTTCAGTATCATTTGAAACTGTAAATACAGTTGGAGAAGATCGTTTAGTTAGAGCAACAATTCCATTAACAATTCAAGCAACATTGCTAGCAGAACAAGAAACACGCATAAGTACCATTAAAAAAGCATATTCTATTAAAAAAGTTACATTTGTAAATGTAGTTGATATTGAAGGAGATTTATTTGGTTCAACAACAGTTTCATCCAAAGTATTGCAAGCACAAAGTTTTGTTGCTAGCGGCGGTAGTTTAGTTGTTGCTAGCGGCGGACAAACAACTTCCATTGATGCAATTACAATGGGATACTTAACAAATTTAACAGATAAAATTGCAACTTATTCTATAGGTTCAACAGTACAAGTAACGGGATATGCAGCAGTCAATCCAGTAACAAATACAGTTGCAACTAAAAATGAATTTGATGTATACATTAATGGACAATACATAGATAAAATTGCATATACTTGGACACCAAGTGATGTAACCATACAAACAATTGTATTTGACACTGGAATATTAGGATACACGATTGATGCAACAGATACAATTGTAGTGAAAGGACGTTGGGCATAATGAGACAATTTAAACCGGGACAATTACAGACAGGTTCTATATACAATATTTCTTCTAGTTATGCTTTAACCGCTTCATATGCATTGAATGGCGGCACCGGAGTAGGCGGAGGCAATTACATTGCCACAGGTAGTGTTACTGCGTCTGTATCTTTAGGTACTGGATCATTTACAATAACTTCGGGTTCGAGCACATTTATGTTTGTATCTAGTTCCGGAAATGTTGGATTTGGGACTACTACACCATCACAACCATTAACGGTAAATGGAGTAATATCCGCTGGTGCTACCGGTGGAAATTTATTTACAACTGTAGGTGGGGGGATAAGTTCTTATGGACAAATAGGAAGTAATTACTACTATACAAACTCAAATACAGCTTTTAGAAAGTTTAATGACTTTGTATCTCAACTAGATTTCGGTAGTGGTGGATTTTACTTTAAAAATGCCGGCGGCGGAGCAGTTGGTTCATCTATTTCATTTAGTACTTTAGCAGTATTATTTAATGGTGGTAATTTTGTTGTCGGTTCTTCTACAGATGCAGGCTATAGACTTGACGTTAATGGTACTGCAAGAATACAAGGAAATACATTAATTTCAAGTAACAATCAACTTCAATTTGGAAGTAGTTTTAATAATATATCTTCTCAAGGAAATGCTTATTTAGAATTTACCAATAGAGCTTTTAAAGGTGTTGTTTTATATAATGGCCAAAGTATTGCTGAATCCCAAAAATTACTAATAGGTGACTTTGCAACATATGGAATTGAAACATCTCGTTACACTTCAGCAATGCTTATTGTTGAAAGTTCAACCCGTGGATTTTTACCCCCACGCACTAGTATTACATCGAATATATCTTCCCCAGGACAAGGTTTAATAACCTATGTCAATAGTGGATCTAATGAAGGTTTATACTATTACAATAGTGGTTCTGCTATTGGATGGCATAAAGTATTAACCAATAGTGGTTCGCAAGCTATATCTGGGTCATTAAATCTATCAGGATTTGCTACTGGATCCATATTGTTTACAAGCGGATCTGCTGGTACCGTTACTGGATCATCAAACTTGTTTTGGGATGATGCTAATAATAGATTTATAATTGGAGGGAGTACGGCAAGCAATGTTCGTGCAAACACAAATGAATTTAATGTACAAAGAGATGGATTAACTGTTCCTACAAATGGAAATCAATTAATGTTTAATTTGGTTGGAAATGGCACAGGAATGTCCATAACTAATCAAAATGCAACTACATATCGAATAGGGCAATTTGCAGTAGCTAATATGCTCACTATTGGCCCAGCGGGAACTTCTGCTTTAAACGTAAATACAACAGGCAACGTACTCATCAACACCACCACAGACGCAGGCTATAAACTTGACGTTAACGGGACTGCGAGGGTGAGTGGAACGGGAACGACATCAGCAACAACTGCATTTTATGTGCAGAATAGTGCAGGTACTCAATTACTACGAGCGAGAGATTACGGGTCAAATAAGTATAGGAACTACATCTGTTTTGGCATCGGCAAAAGTTCAAATAGATTCCACAACGCAAGGTTTCCTTCCCCCACGAATGACTTTAGCACAACGTGTTGCCATTTCATCACCAGCAAGTGGCCTTATTGTATATGAAACAGGCTCTGCTGCAACTGAAGGATTATGGCTCAATGAAACAACGGGTTGGCAACAATTATTAACCAATTCAGGCTCACAATCCATATCGGGGTCATTAAATGTAACATCAATTACAACATCAGATGCTACAATTTCTGGAAACGTAACAGTATCGGGTACTGCATCAATCAATACATTAATTGTAAACCAAATTGGATATTCATCTGGTTCAAATCAATTGGGCGATGCTGTTGATGATACCCAAACATTATATGGTACCGTAAGAATACCAACAGGTAGTTTAACTATAACTGGGTCAATTACACAAAATGCTTCAACTGCTTCATTTGGGGGCGTGGTGGGTATTGGAACTACTACACCAAATGCATCTCTAGACATTCGAGGAACTCAAATTGCAACTGGTTCTATTGCTAGAACAATGCTAATTAGTTCATCGTTAAGTGCATCTGCCAATAATAATACATTAGTTGGTCTTGATATTAATCCAACATTTATTACCGGATCATTTACTGGAGTAACCAATTATGGAATTCGTATAGCTTCAAGCACACAAGCAGGAAATAATGGAGGACAAATTGCCGTTCAAGCAACTGATGGCGCCGTTGGCGTAATTGGTGTACAAGGTGGTGGTTG